CTCTTAGAGCCTTTAGCGAGGTTACAAGGCACACATAGCGTCTGTAAGTTATCCATATCGTTTGTACCACCTGCCACCCGTGGCACGATGTGATCAACGTGTAGTGCAACATCAGTTGCTCCACATATTAAACACGTGTAGTTATCCCTAGCCAGCACACGCAGTCGTTGCTTCTTATATTGACTACTGACTATCTCTTTATGTCTATGACGTGTGGCTTTTGAGTGAGTCATAGTTAGTACCAATGCTTAGTCTGCTCATGTGACCATGCAGTACACATGGGTGTAGCAGTCCGGTATCTGTGCTGTATGTAGGCAATAGACCAATCAATCTGCTGATATGCGTCCATCTTTATCAGCTTCTTATCCTTACCCTGCACCATGCCATAACTACCATGATTGGCAGCTACATGAGGATTCCAATGACTCTCAGCATTTATCAGTAAGACATAACATTCGTATTCATGGCTTTTGAATATCTTGTTATGAGCATAGAGCTTGTAATTATCGCTCTGATCGACAGTCGTCGAATTGGCATAGGTATGGCCATTTGATTGAAGGAGCAATAAGGCTATAAAGGCCATTATTGCGATTATTAATTTCTTTGTATTTGGTAAGAGTGATCTCTCATTACCTTTAACACGACCCGTCGGCTGGGTTGAGGCAACGATACCCAGCCTGTCAAGGATCTTGCCCGCATAGACACGCCTATTTTCAAGCATATAATTATAACGATTTGATAACATTTACTGTTTTACCTCATTTCGCACAATTCGAGCAGCTTGCGCCATCGCAGCTGCCGAATCTCCAGCAATTTCAATAACGGCATTTTCGATTTGCTGAGCCAATTCTTCGCGTAATGAGAGACAAAGTTGGCGTATGGTTTCTATATCTTTGGCAGAATCCGAGCGGATATAAGGCGCTCCGTCGACTGTTTTTTTCAATTCTAAACTCATTTAATTTTTATCCTTACCCCAGCCAGTACCGCGGAATACCGCGGCCGTGGCCGTGTAGATACGCCCCATAGGGGATTGGCAGCAATTCGGAATTGTGAGAGCTTCATTGATAGAAGCTTCAATCTCTACTTGAGAGTTACAGATGGAGCATTGGAAGTCGTAGGCTGGCATTTAGACGCAATCGCCTTGAATGTCTATTGGTTGAACGGGGTCGATTTCGATTTTTTCGATCCCATAGACACCGCAGCCGTGGCAACGGATACAAGCGATGCCTTTAGGCATCTCACCGAACTCCGTGATGATGGTGTATTCGCGCTTGGTCTTACAGATGCGACATCTAAAGGTAGGCAGCTGCATCGGCATAATCGCTTTCTAAGAGGTTTTCCATCGGGCGTAGGTCTTGCTGCCTGATCCACCAGTTTTGGTCTCTAGGGTGCCAATACCGCTTGAATTTGGCCGCCTTCACCGGTATCCATCCCGCGAGTGTGTATTCAGGTGATTTGCCTACGACAAGGACAGCGATATCGGTATCTCGGTCAGTCTTGTGGACGATCAAGTGCCCATCGGCATAACGTGACCATTTGACCTCGATCCGAGAAGCTACATCGGCCTCATTCTTGAATGTGCCGTGAGTTGGCTTAAAGTCGGTGATATCAAAGTATTTGGCAGTCGCCATCTCTGATCCCACGGCCTCTGAAAGCTGCGCGATGTATTCGTGGTAGTTCAGATGACGGTCATATCGTGAGACGTGGTTAGCCGTTGAGCCGAGTTCTTTAGCCCGCAAGAACCCGATCTCATGGGCAGTTAATTCCTCGGCATGAGTAAGCGTGACTCGTATCATCGGCAGTCCGCACAGATCCATAGGACAATCTCGCCGCCATCATCGCGGATGGCCTTACCGCCCGTAGATGCTTTGAATTCGTTGCAGTCATCACACATCTCGACGGCTTGAACGCGCCAATGTGCGCCTTTGCCGATTTCGGCCATGACGCCATCTTTAATAATCTCGACATATCCCATTATTGGAACCGCCATTCACCGGTGGACTGACTCAGCACCATCCACATAGGCTCACATTGATCGGCCTTGAAGCGTTCACCGCAGACCCAGCCACGGTAAGGCTTGCCTTTAGCACTCGTGCCTTCACGCAATAGGCGTACGCCATGAGAACAACGCGGTGTCTCCTGGACAATGCTGGCACCAAGGCGATCAGCGAGAAGCTCTACGCCTGCCGCTAATTGAACAGGCTCAGGCGCAGGGGAGTCGGCGACGAATGAGTCCCAATCGCTAATAACGCCCGTGATCTTTTTGGTCTCGGGTTTTGGAGTGTCATTGACGACCGCTGCCACCTTGGTCATTTCTTCACGGCTGGCGCGCTTGCCTTTGGTAGCAAACCCAGCATTAGCCAAGGCGCGACCGATGGCAGATGTCTCGCAGTTCTCTAGGGCAGATGTGGCATTGACTCCACGATCGGTCACTAGCTCAAAAGCAAGGCCAGTAGTCCATGCTTGCGCATCAACTTCGGTGCGGTAGATGTAAGCCTTGACGATAAACCGCTGAGGCAGAGCTTCAACGATCTCAGTAGCGATACGACCGTCTGGGTACTTTTCCCAGAATTTCACGAGTCGATCTTCTACGGTTTCATATGAGGATAGATCAAACATTCAGGACCTCGATTCCATGAGCGAAATCGACTTGGGCGCGTAAGGTAAAGAGTTCACCGGTCGGCCATGCTTCGATCTCTTGGACGCAGCGGCGGCAATAGGAGCGCGTCTGACCCTTGGACTTGGATAGTTCGCTGACAACCGTCACCCAAGCAGGGGACTGAGCTTTGAGATTCCACTCGCCGTAGCGATTCTTGCCATATTGGGCTTTGCAGTAATCGCACCACACGCCCGAAGCAGCTTTAACGATTGGCATGGTGGTCACCGCCAAAAATGGACTTAGCGCGTGTGTAGCCTTCTAAGCGGCCAGCGTCTTTGCCTTCGATAAATCCGAAGTAGAACGTGGCGGCTGGGGTAATGGCGACCAATATGGCCACCCATGGGAGATTCGACATGAGATGTGCCCTTCTCAGGTGTAATGTCTTACCCAAGGGCACGCTTTACATAACTATCATTTCAACTTTACATAATATAGAAAGACGGGATTTTCGGCGATTAGCCGTATCCCGTTGAATCAACCTCAGTTAGAGCTGAGGATTATGTAAAGCTTATGAAGTTAGGTCTTGCAAGCCCCCGAGTCAGACGGTGTGTCTGTACGGGGTGTACAGGTTTAACTAGGGTAAACCTCATGATTTCCTCAGTCAAGCCTCACATTAGCGACACGCCGTCTGCTCCTACAAAAAGGGGCACGATATGAATCCATCAGGCAGAGTGACCATGACGACGACCAGTCAGTCATTGAGTCGTTTACACATCTTCAACCACGGTGAGGATCCGCGAGTCATCAATGAAGGCGATCTGCTAATCGTCTCAGAGAATGGCTTGCGCGAGGCTGGTCAGAAATCCCAAGTGGACTTTGAGCTGACGATCAGAGGCCGAGATATGTTTATCTTTGCCCGTCATGTGGACAAGGCTGTGAAGCTGTGGGATGAAAATAAGGACTACCTATTACAGCCAGCAACCCGCCTCATAACACCTAATCTTTCGACGGTAGCGATATTGGACGGGCTGCGACGCGAGGCTTAGTTCTTATTGTGGTCTTTGATGTGATCGATAAGCAGATTACGGATTTCCCGTACATCTGTACGAATACCATCAGCAAAACCATTGGACACGGGTCGGGAGTTCTTCTCGGCCTTTGATGCCTTGATCGCCGCAACACCGGATATGACTGCTGCGGAGATCGTGGCTATGCCATAAGGCAGGTCTGTCACTTCTTTTCGACGGTGTCGATAGCGGCTTCCGCTGCGTCTGCGACGATGTCCGCTGGCTTTTTACCAGCGCGGTAGGAAGCAAGGGCGGTTTTAGCAGCTGCGAGAAGGGCTACACCAACGGCCGCGAGGATAATTTCTTTCATGTGAGGCTCCTATATTTAGGCCGAATAACGCATCGGACGAGAGACGGTGCCCTATGTTTTTGTGCGACGCAATCGCCTTGGCTTTGTGATCCAGCCTTCTTATTGTCATTCGAGGTGTTGCCGCCCACCGTTGGGAAAAGTCCCGTTTTTGGATCGATACCGCCAATGGCAATTTCAATATGTTCGCTATGACCCACATGGTCAAAGTCGAATAGAACGATGTCCGTAACTTGTACGGTTTTCACGTCCACGATAAGGCCAGTCTGCTTCTTAGCCCATTCCTCGATCGCTATACACGAAGGCGAATTAAGAATGGCTGAAAGTTGTCCGGACTGAGCCAATACCCAGTTAACAAAATCGGCGCACCATGACTCAGGTGGCCGATGGAAATAGGCCGAATACTTGTTGGCGTTATTTGCGCCTTCGACATATCCGACTTCTTTAAGAGCTACATCAACTATTGACGACATCGATATTTACCTTGTGTTCTGAATTGTTACAGTCCCATTTTGCGTCTTTTGGATTGAGTACCGCTTCTTCATGGCATTTAGGCGGCATAAAGATGTCCCTATCTTCCAGATATGAAAATCCGATACCCGCAAAGTTTCCGCGAATAGTCGCGTTGTACGAAGTCTTAATCCAATCGCCCCCGAGATTGTCGATGAGCCATTGATAACCTTCATCGCCTGCTGAGTCGTTATTGTCTCCGACTAATACGCGAAGCACTTTATTATCTTTATTTATTTCAGCCCAATGAGACATCATCACACCGCCGTTTTCAAATAACGAACTATGACAAGTCCTGAACCACCATAGCCACCGGTGCCACCTGGGTCGCTTTGATAACTTCCCGCGCCACCGCCTGAACCTGTATTGACGGTGCCGTTCACGCCGTTATAGGAAGTGCCTGCGGTTCCACCATAACCACCGCCGCCTTGACCACCAGCTGCGCCTGTATATGAGCCACCAAGGTAAGTACGAGTTCCACCACCACCGCCAGCCGCGTAATAACCGCTTACGCCCGTTGATGTTGCGGTAGCCCATGATGAATATGCCGATGATCCATCTGCGCCTACGGTTGGATAATTCGTGGCAGTTGTACCAGCTGCGCCTGAACCACCGCCGCCTGAACCTGAGTTATCTGTATTAGATCCACCGCCTGTATTTCCTTGACCTAAAGTTCCCGCGGCGCCCGGAATATTTGCACCGCCGCCAGTCCATCCCGCGCCACCGCCTGAACCGCCCGACGCTGGTGGGCGACCCGCATGGCCACCGCCAATAGCAGTTAGTGAAAGTGAGCCACCGATAACGGATGAATTAACGCCGTTGGTGTTATTGATTCCACCCGCGCCGATGGTACAAGTGAAAGAAGAACCTGCTGAAAAGGTTTGAGAAGCAGAATAAAGTAAGCCACCCGCACCGCCGCCGCCACCAATAATGTCAGATCCACCACCACCGCCCGCGATAACTAAAACGTCAGCGGTAAGAGATGCGGTGCTAACTGATAACGTTCCGTTTGCGGTGAAAGTACGGTAATAATAAGTAGTATCCGAGGTTAAAGTTCCACCTGATACAACGGGCTTAGGTGGTGCTGAAGTGCTATAAAGCGCGGAAGTAATTGCTCCGATCATTATGCGATTGCACCCATGACATACCAAGCATTAGCAGCGGTCTTAATAGCAACCGCCGTCTTATATTGCGCCAAAGTAGGAGCAGCAGCAGTCGCGCCAGCGGAAAGCACCGTAGTCGTGCCTGATGTAACTGCCGAGATCGTACAAGTTCCAGCGCCCTTATTCAGAATGGTGATCGCAGTACCAACCGGAAACGCGACGGAAGCGTCAGTCGGAATCTTAAAAGCGATCGCGGTGGATTTATTCATCGGAACAAGTACCTGATACGCGTCAGTAAGGACTGCGGTGTAATCGCTGGTCTGATCAGCATTGACTGTAAAAGTTACCATACCGTTCATATCAGCTGCGGTCAGAATATCTCCCGTATTGTAAGGAAAGCCTACGCTCATTATTTTCTCCTAGTATCCAAGTGTTGAAGTGCCGAGAATTCCGTAAAGCGATGAATTAAGTATAAAAGCGTCGTTAATAGGTTCCGAGGTGGTGAAGGTAACCGTGAATTTTTGTGGCGTGATGTCCATGGCGATACCCATGAGCTGCAAGGTCTTAGTAATGATCGAGCCGTCGCCCTGATTGTTTTGGTTGATGATCTTGACCGTGTCGAAATAGTCGAGGCTCAAAGCAGCCGTGATGCCAGCGGTGTAGTCAGGCGTCGTCAGATCAAGCACCATGGCATCGATGCGGATGGTCGTCTCGGCTCGGGTCGTGACATATTCCCGCGCCATGTTAAGAGCTTCGGCCTCGGTCTGTACAACGAGGTTTTGCTGCGTAACCGAGTGAGGAAAATACTTGGCAATTGATGCGGCGTTTGAGGCCGTTTGAGCCGTGAGGCCGATGGGCTGGAATGTCGCTTGGTTAATAATGAGCTTATCATCGAAAGCAAAAGCAACGCTGAAATAAGGGATGCCGTCGCCCATATTGGAAAATGTCGTAGGGTTCGAGCCGTTCTTTTGCATGATCCAATGACGAGAGCGAAATACCGCTTGGCCTGAGCCGTTGAAATAGAAAGCGCCTTGCTCACTAAACTCCACATTTTTAAGAGCTTGGAGTGCGGTGCGGTGAGTGCCTGGGTCGGCTTGGCAAAGGCTGTTACCAGTTTGAACTGCTCGCAACGAGTTAGGCCATACGATCTGATCGAGGATCTTATTAATACGGGTTCCCGTATCTTGGCCGTCCGTAGCGTTAGCGATGGAGTCCACATTGGACAGGTTCATCAAGCGGAAGCCGTCTGAGGCGGTGATCGTCACGTAACCGATATTTTGATCTTTGGGATAGGTGTAATCCCATGAAAGCACATAACCGCTAAACGTGTAGTGGGTGACTGTCGTGGCGTTAGGAGTAGCCGCCACTCGAATCTTGCGAAGCGGCGACAATAATCCGTAATAAGGGCTAGATGTGTTCTGCGGGTTGAAATCACCGTTTTGGTCGTAAATAACGATCGTCGCGGTACCAGCTTCGAATTGATCTTGGAGCAGGTTGTAGCCGCCGCGTAAACGAATTGAACCTACCTGATCAGAAACATCCACAATGACCGACTGGGAATCAGCAAGGATGTTCGTTCCGAGAATACCTTGGGCTGGCGAATCCAAAGTAAATGGGTAGCCGAACGTCGCGCCAGTCGAGAAGTCGATCCAGCATTGGACATTAATCGGATAGGTCATGGGTTGATGACCGGATTGTTATTGCGTGAAAGGGTAGCCGTCGAGGAGCCACTTGCTGATATGTCTTGAAGCCATTGTGAAACGTTGGCGGCGAGAGCCTGCCCATCGAGTTGAACGTTTACGACAGGTGCTGGCATATCTGCTAAAGATGATCCTGCATAAGTAGGTGATTGACCCGAGGCAATACTGTTATACGCGTAAGCAGGTACGGAAGTGCCGACAGCTGCAGCCTGTACTGCCAGCGCAGAGTTAGGCGTAATAGGTGCGGTGAGTTGTTGATAAGCGGCAACCATCTCATCGAGAGTTTTAAGACCTTGATCTAAAGCATCTTGAAGGCTCTGCAAAGGATTGTCGGATGACTTGATGGAATCGATAGAGGCTTGCATAGATTTCACATTGGCTACATCTTGTTGAACCGTAGCCGCTAATTTCGTGGCTAAAACAGAATCTTTATTGTCGATGGCGGTTTGCAAATCCATTTGATCCTGCATGAGTTTTAAACGAGCCTTGTCAGATTGATCTTTGGCCTGAGCATTAGCAGCCCAAATTTCGGCTGCTTGATTATCGAAAACTTTTGATGCTTGTTTTAATTGAAGTGAAGCCTTGTCCAACGCTAATTGCTTGGCTTTAGCCACCGCAGCAGCATCATCTATCTGCTTTTGGATTAGCCCTTGTTTGTAAGTTTGTTCTAGTAGAGCTTGATTTGCCCGAAGTTTGGCCTCGTAAGACGCCAATTTGCCTTCATCGATAGTGGCACTTACGCCGCCTTTAAGAGTATCGATAGACTCTCTTAATTTAGGAAGATGGTTGATGATCCATTGCAATACTGGATTTCCAGCAATATTACCAAAAAATGTTTCCACACCTTGGAAAAAGGTAGTGGCATTTTGAGTCCATCCGTTGACGAAATATCCAAAGGTTTCAATTTTTGTAATGGCTGAATCGATGGAGCCATTATTGCCCGCCAAATTTGTAAAAGCGTCGACTAAACCTTGACCGATGGTGACTTTCATTTCATCAAAAGCCGAACTTAACCGAGCCACTTTTCCCGCATAAGTATTAGCTGCGACTGCAGCATCTCCGCCATAAATCTGCAATAAGAATTTTTGAGTTTTAGCAAAAGATTGGGCTTTGAGTTGGGCGGTCGTGAGTCCGACACCCAACTTGGACAAAGCTGTGTATTGCCCACCGTAGGCTTTCGCTACTGCCGTAGAGACCGTCGCTAAATCTTTACCAGTACCGGCGGCGACATCAGTAGATAATTTGAGAAGGTCTTGGGCTTTAGTTGCATCGCCTGTGTATACCGACAGGGTTTGCATGGCTGGGATTAATTGATCTTTAGTGATTCCCGTTGCCAAGGAAAGATTCTTTACAAAATCATTCACCTGCATAGATTTAAAACCTTCGCCAATGTTGACTAAAGTTTGGTCAAGTAACGCCAGAGCCTTTTGATCGGACTCAAATGCTGCTACGGATGCCTTTCCAAAATCAAGTATCGCCTTAGCGGAAAATACCCCTGCAAATGTTGCCGCTGCTTTTTTGGCCAGCGATTCAAACGATGTCAGAGAAGACTGCGCTTTTTGCACGCCCGCATTTTGATAATCCGTGATGATGTTTAAAAAGATGTTCGATTTATTCGCGCTCATGCTGCTTCTCTTCTCCAGCTGCTTGATTTGGCAGTTGCCATAGATTTAGCAGCGATCTTGTCGATGACTTTAAGAACGGCTTGGGCGGCTCGGCCATGATCTTCTTCCCACGCTTTATAAATTAGTCGGCCTCTTACCGGACCAACACCTTTCATAAGCGGTAAAGAATTAATGAAATGCATACCCGCCTCGGGATTCAGCGAGTGTGACATTTTATGATTAGCGTAATTCTGCCGACCGATCCAGTCTTGCCCGCGAGGATTTTTTCGCCCCGCCGTTTCATAGATCGCGCCAGCCCGTGAAAGATTTGCGATTCGAATTAAACTTTGAAAGCCCGACGCACTTCTTTTTTTAGCACCAAATTGCAAGGTAATTCCTCGAACGACTTCGGCTTTACTGAATGTTGGGAAATGTTTAGATGTTTCTTTTTTTCCTACCCTTGTCCAATTTCGCAAGCCCCCTACCGTTTCTGGCACTAAGGCTTGGGCATGACGCATAACTGGCATGAGAGCTTGTTCGACACCCAAACGCAGATTGGTTTCTAATTCAGGTTGGAGAGTATGCATAGCCTTTAAAGCCTCTTTAAGACCGACTACGACTACGGGCATCTCTCGCGGCTTTCTCTTGATCGTTGAGGACTTGGATCATTCCGTGAAGAAAGATCGGATCCATTTCTAGTAATTCTCTAGGCGAGATCCCAGTCCTTATGGCTAACGATGAAATTAGATAAGTGACTGAGTCTCGCTCTACGCGTTTGGGGCGTCGTCCGCCTGAACTTCGACCGAAGCCAAAGTCTCTAGGAATTCAGCCCCGAACGGCTTTACTGTTTCCCCTGAGCGTCGGATTAACTCCCACGCCAACCAGTAAACGTCTGTCTGCTTTTGATCTTCGAGCAAAGCTTTAATAAAGCCCTTTTTTGCATAAAGCTCGAAAGCCCACTCCACCACCGGTGTTATCTGATGAACAGATACCTCTCCCGATGCCCTTGTGATTTTGAGTGATGACATTACTTATTCTCCTTAGAAGGATCCGGTGCTTGCTACGGTTACAACTGAGTTGATGGTGAAGGTGATCGACTGGGTTGAGATGTCGCCTACTGCACCGTTAATGTCTGTGGTCTTGTTAACCAAGATTGTTCCTGAGTAAAGGGGATTGGTCGCAGATACTGCTGTTCCCTTTGTCTGGATGAGAGTGAAGGCGACTGATGTGCCCCACGCTGCTTGAAGAGTAGCCATGACTGAAGCTGCTGCATCATCGTTAAGAAAATCAAGTGTAAGGGTGGAGTTTTCCAAGCCCTTGACGAAGCGGTGAGAGAAGTCGCCCATGGCGGTTACTTCAAGCTCATCGAACTGACGATTGAGAGTGATTGACTTGACGTGATCTGAGAGATCAACGGTGTTGATCTTTACGCCTACTTGATTGTTTAGAAATACGGCCATGAGTTATGCCTCTACTTTCGGATCGGTGACGGGTGCTGGCGCAGGGGTGGGTGTTGCTGTTTTTACTGTTGTATCTACGACTTGGCCGATCTTGATAAGGAAAGCCAAGTCCTCAGGTGATAGATCCATGATTAACTCCAAGTCGTTAGGATCGAGATTGATAATTCCGATGCAAGCATCTGACCAGCATCGACAGGTAAGACGGTAGGAGCGGAAAGCGTTCCCACCTTGATATTGAGTCCACTCGTAGCAAGTTTGTTAAAGACCGCCACGATAAAGGTTTCGATGTCGGCTAGGTTTCCTTGATTGTCGAACATCGGGACGATGGAAGTAATCTTGAAATTGGCCATGAGACTAATCGAGTTATATTGATTATTAGATGGCTCTAGGTATGGGTCGTCGGGCTGGATGATGACGCTATTGGCGATAGGGCTGGCCGGTGGGTAAGCGAACACCGACCACACCCCATCATTCGTCAAGGCCGTGGCGAGTGTGGAGCGGAGAGTCGTAAGAGCTGCGGTCATTAGCCGACCATGCTTCGCGGTGAGGTGTATGGCGCGATAAGGCCACGAACGCGACCCATGAGGCTATTGCCCATGCGGTATGGCGATGGTTGGAAGTCCGGTGAAATGCCGCCTGCTGAGGACTGCTGACGAGCCTGCCAAATATCGACGGCGAGCATCATCGCAGCTTCACGGATTGCTGGCGTTACAGAATATCCGGTGTCTTTGGTATCGACGCCCATGGCTTTTCCATAAGGAACGATCTGATGGTAATTATCGTCAGCATGGGTGACGGCAAATTGAATTAGGGAATAACCCTTAGGGAATGTGTAGTAATTCCATGGGAACCACGAAAAGATTGGAAATGACGCTGATCCATAAGTCCATGGATAAGTAGCGGTAATCGTATGGGTGCCGTTATATGCAGCACCTGAGCTAGTAATCGTAATGCTCTGACCAGTCGAGTAGGTGATGGGAGCAGATAAAACTACGGTTGCTAAATTATTTTGGATCACTGCGCCAACGACAGGGTAGGAGTCGAACCAAAGATACTGATTCAGTAAATCCTCTGCCGTTTGGCAGACTTCCTCAACGATAGAGTCAGCATAGAGCGATCCAATGCCAAGATTAGCCTTTAGTTCGGCCGATGTGACGTAGGTGGCTGCCATGCTGACTCCTTTCGATTAAGACCACTAGCCCTAGGGCACCAGAGCTAGTGGATTTTGCTTTACTTACGCGAGGTTGTAACGACGGATTCCTGCTGGGATCTTCACAAGTGAAGCGCCGTAGCCGTAAATCGCTGTCTGTACTTCCATGTTGTTAACGATGTTGACTGAGAAGTACGAAGTAGGTGACTCGTACCATGAGACAGACTCAGGTGCAACGATGAACGCAGAGTCATCTGCGACGGTTGCAACTGCATTGTGATCGACATAGAGATCGAGTCCGAGGACGTTACCCTTAATCGATGTTGGGTTGGACTGACCGCCTGCGTTCCAAGGCTGTGAAGCGTTGTAAATTGGGCGACCTGTTGAGTCGGTATAACCCATGATCGCTGACCATTGTCCGGTACCTGCGATGAGGTTCTTAGCGAAGTAAGAAGAGCTAGCGTATGCAGCTGCTGATTCTGTTGAGATGTAGGAGATGAGTCCTGCTGATGTACCTGCTACGCCTGTGGCGACTGTGCCACCGTCGATGAGTGCCTGAATAAGGGCAGCATCGGTAGCCTTTAGGTAAGCACGCTCCAACTGGACAGCCAATTCATCAAAGAAGATTGGATCTGAACGCTCGAGGAGTTCGAGTGAGATGGTCTGCTGACCTGCATACTTGGTGACGTTTGCAGTCAAGTAAGCAGATGTCATCGCTGTGTTAGAAGGTGTACCTGCTTCAGCTGTTGAGGCAACTGTTGGAGCAACAGATGAGCCGCCGCCTGCTGATGTAACGAGAGAAGGTACTGAGAAGGTCATACCGTTTGAAGGTAGAACTCCACGGCTTACAGCGTCAATCGCTGGACGGCCGAAGTTTGTATTAGATACAAATTCCTTCATGTACTGAATTGGGTTGAACGCAGGGTTAGTGGACATTGTGTCCGCTGCGGTCAAAGATGTTGGATCTTCAGATGCTGCGATCCAGAGACGAGACTGATCGTTGCCCTGTGCTGCAAGGATCTTATGCTTGACATAAGCACCCTTAGAGTCGATACCGTGACGAATGGTCTGAGATACGTAAGGGGTTGATGCCTTAATGGTGGGACGTGAGGCTTCAACCGCTGGAGCTGCTGCCTCTGTTGTTGCGGCTGGAGTGGTTTCTTCCACGACGGCCTCACTTTCTGTGGGTTGGGTTTCTTCGAGTGTTGTTTCTTCTGCTTCGCCTTCGCTAGCAGCAACGCGAGTGACTACGGCATCGCTAAACGCTGGAGACTCAACGAGTGAGACTTCGCGCAGGATTGCCTGCTGGACGTAAAGAGTGCCGTCCTTTGATGGCTTAGATGCCACCACATCGACACCAACGGAAAGACCGGAGATCAATTCCTCTGATGCCAAAGTTAGATAATCGGTGCCCTTTTGTGATGCAGAGACTTTGAATGTGCCATAGATAGCCTCTGAAGTTTCTGAAAAGGATTGAGCGCGGCCGATTGGATCAGTTTGATTATGCTGAGCAAGCAGCTTTATCTTCGATGTGTTTGGGATCTGAATTGACCCGCGCTCAAAGATAACTGCGCCTGCTGATGTATTGCCTACCTTGCCGAAAGGTACGACAACACCGGAAATAATACGACGGCCAGCATCGGCGGCTTCAATGTCACTACTAAACGTCAGACGCATCTGAGTCAGATTCTCCTGATCCATCGGGTGTTAGTCCTTCCATCTCTTTAGCTTGGTTAAGATCAATCAAATTGAGTTCAAGCAGCTTCTCAGTTACCTGAAGGCGAGTCATAGGATCTGCGCGTAAAAATGTTTCATCAACAGCAAAGCGGACGAGTGTGCCGCGAGGAGTGAGATCATCCATTGATAAGCGAGACTCAATCGCTGAAATATATGGAGCAAGTGAATAAGCCATAAATTCTTTACGGCCATCGATAATGTTTTGGTAAGTCATGCCTCGGAAAGTTTCAGCATCTACCAGGTAAGCAGGCACGTTACAGGCGCGAGCCAATTCCGTTGCTAGATACTGCTTAGCCTCGTTGTACATCATGTCCTTTGGAGCAAAGGAAATTGGATTGAAATCAAGAGTGCTAGACAAATATGCAGTAGCGCGATTTTGTCGGGCTGTTTTCCACGCCGCTAAAATTCCTTGAACCTGCTGGTCAGGTAAATCGGCGCCGTTATTCTTGATGTATCCGCTACCCATAGGAGTTTGCGCAGCAATAGCAGCAGCCTTTTCGATATCAATAGCTGCGCGGATTGTTGACTGCGCCTTGATGAGTAAACCTTGGTCAAGTGCTTGGAATGTAACGAGTGAGCCGACACCATCCATAGGTACGCGCTCATTGTTAATCATGTAGTAATCGACTTCGGTGTTCCACTTGTTATATTTAACAGTTACGCGATCATTCTGAACCCAATTAAATCGTGCAGGGCGGTTATCATCCTGATAAACCTCAGTCACTTGCCAGTAAGCAACGCCGTACATGAAAAGAGAATCAACCGTCCACGCCATCGTTACTTCTAATGGCTGACGCTTGTCGGGTTGATCGACCCACACCAAGTTGGGTAATTCTTCGCCGGTGGCTTTGCTGTAAGTTTCTAGTGGGATCGTGGCGATAACGCCAGCAATAAGATTGCGACAACGATTAACGGTTGGTACTGCCATCGCATCTTGGCGAAGGAGTGCGGTGCCGTAATTGTTGTAACCGCCGTAAGTATTGCCCGTCCAGTAATTACCGAAAGGCGCATCCATGACGGCTGGCGCGTATTGCGCCGTAATGGATGCCGATGGGGTAGTGGCTGTCGGCTTGCCGATGCCAAAAATATCCCGTAGTCCCATGTCTCAAATTGTTCTCGCATGGCCACAGGGGATTGACGAGGCTGAAAAAAGAGGCTTTTGGAGTGTTGAGGATAATGTTAAATTTGGGTATGGCCACCGAACAAGAACGCGCAGAAATTATGACCCAAACCGTTTTCGAGCTTCAAGCTAATGGGTTCAAATTGGTCACCCGAGAGCCGACAAGGGCGGTTTTTGTACATGGCAAAAATCCCAACCATGTTCTTCACCTTTTACTGAGCCTGATTAGTCTTGGATTTTGGATCCCTATTTGGCTTTTAATCACGTTGGGCGTTAAAGAGAAAAATCGCGTTGTAACCGTTGATGAAAATGGGGATTTAGATTGGTATGACCGAAAGGCTTAAAAACTAACGATTGATGGCGTCGATTGTGGCTTCATCAGCTGATGGACGACCATCGCCGAGCCAATAGCGGCATCAATAGGACCAGCAGATTTTCTCTTGATGATTCTCCACGCCGAGTCATTCTGCTTAGCGGCCACGTTGTTCATCTGATCGATCCAATCCTTTTGGCCAGCATGGGTGACTCGGTGATTGACCAGTCCATCAAGGAGATCACCGCAGGCTTGGTAGAAGGCTTGGCCTGAAACATCTTGAACCATGACCCCCGATAATCCGAGACGGTGGGCAATAGATTCGGTGGCGTACTTGTCGTAGCAGACCATCCGAGGACGGTACTTGTCCGTCCATTCTTTGATATCGGCAGCAATTTTGAGGTCATCGACGGCCACTTGCGACTCCCATTTCTGCAAGATACCCACGGCGATACGGCCATCTTCGAGTATTTGTCCGGCGACAAGTGAGGCATGACGACGGCTAGGAGCCACATCAAAGGCCATAATCGTCGGCATATCGGGGCTGATCTTGACCGAATTGTCAGAGGTCTCTTCTAAAATGCCATGAGGCCAAGGCGACTGCAACGAGTCGATCCACACGCAAAGCATTTCGGTCTTAGTCGTCTCGATAGAGCTAGTGGCAACTGCTTCCTCTAACGTTTCCTCGGTGATGGTGTATCCAAGAGCAGGGTTGGCATAACACCATTCTTTTCGATCATCGATCTTGGCAAATTGATTAGCCGAGTATTCATAAAAGCCCAACGTCTCCGGTGGATAGGACAAGGCGCGCTCCCGCAAGTTATTTAAGACCGTGGAGAAGGCATCGCCAGCATTAGAGACAAAGAGCGACTGGCCATTGGTGGCACGGGTTAGGGGAGTGGCTGCCTTAAAGCCTTCCTCAGAGATTTCACGAAGCTCATCGATGAAAAGTAGGTCAGCGGTACGACCACGGGAGCCATCTCGCGTAGCTGCCACGATCTCGTACCTGCCGCCATTTTTAAAACTGATCATCTCTGAACCGTTGGCCAGTCTCGGCTTATGAGCTAGATGAACCCGCAAATGATCCCATCGCTCGATGATGTAGGCGACATTTCGGAAGGTATCCAAGGCCATGCCGCGATTTGAGGACATGGCGATGATTCTCTCGCCGTTGAGCAGACCCCAAATGATTCTCATAGACGCTAGGTGGGTTTTGCCATTCTGACGGGCGATGAGGAGAAGATTCGAGCGACGCTTCCAGCCGCCTTCGTCATCTATCACCATCATGTCCTCTAGGACGTATTTCTGCCATGGCATGAGAGGCATCTCAATAGAGTCAGCAAGGTCTGACACCTCATGGGCGAGTGTGGTGCCGGTGAGCGGTACATTCTCTAACCGAGGTTGAGTAGCCCCGACTAGCTTCGGCCGCTTGGCGGTCTGATCTGATTCGTTTGTCATGGCTTTTGGGCGAACCCATCGTCGATAACGGTCGATGACGTGCCTTTAAGGGAGAGA